TTCAAGCTCAGATAAAGAATGGGTAAAATGTGTAGGTGCATTTTATAAGCAGATAACAGGGAGTAATTACGATAATTCAAGTGGTACAGGAATTGGAAGTGATGAAGAAGCAGAAAAGAATTTAAAAGATACAACTTATCAAGTTCAAAATAATAGCACTGCTAATACATCAACAAACAATAATAGTAAAGTAAGTAAAGTTATTCAAGAAGCAAAAAATCAACTTGGTAAGCCATATGCGTGGGGTGGTAATGGTCCTAAAAGTTTTGATTGTAGTGGACTTATGATTTGGGCATTTAAGAGAGGTGCAGGAATAAATCTACCTAGAGTTTCAGCAGACCAATCAAAAGATAGTAGAGGAAAACTATTATGCAACATAAATGATGTAAAAGCTGGGGATTTAGTATTCTTTGCATACAATCAAGGTAAAGGAAATGTACATCATGTTGGACTATGTATAGGAAATGACCAGTTCATACATTCCCAAAGACTGGTGATGTAGTCAAAATAAGCAGTTTAAGCGGTAGACAAAATAAAATCATGATTTTGTAAGAGCTAGAAGATTCTTTTAAGTGAGGTGATAATATGAGTCAAGAATTATTGCAAATAATTAAAAAGGCAGCAATGGATGCAGTAGAAACAAGTAATCCAATGCAAATTGTATTTGGAACAATAGAAAGTGTAAGTCCTTTAAAAATTAAAATAGAACAAAAATTATCTATTGGTGAATTTTTTTTAATACAAACAGATACATTTAAAAGATATACAGATAAAAAAGTAGGAGACAAATTGGTTTTAATAAGAATGCAAGGAGGACAACAGTATTTAATTTTAGATAGGATGTGATGAAGTGATACCAACAGACGCTATTGACTATGATATAGAAGATGTATCAATTATAAACTTTGATGTAAGAGAAGAACCAAGTAAGACCTTTAAATTAAATATAGAAAAAAATAAAGTAGATGGTATTTGTGATGATGTGGAAGCATTAAAACAGACCATCTTTTTAACTTTAAATACTGAAAGATATGAGCACCTTATTTATTCTCGGAATTATGGGGTCGAGTTGAACGACCTTATTGGAGAACCTATATCCTTTGTAATACCAGAGTTAGAGAGAAGAATCAAAGAAGCATTAATACTGGATGATAGGATTGAAAATGTAGATAATTTTGAGTTTGAAAATCAAAAAGGAAAGGTCCAGTGTAAATTTATTGTCCATACCAAATATTGAAATATCAAAGCAGAGAAGGTGGTGAGTGTATAATTGTTTGAATTAATGACATTTGAAAATATAATTGAAAGAATGTTAGATAGTGTACCTGACACGTTTGACAAACGAGAGGGTTCTATAATATATAATGCCTTGGCACCAGTTGCTATAGAACTTACAGAAACATACATTGCTATGGATGAATTACTAGACCAAACCTTTGTTGATACTGCTAGTTACTATTATTTAGAAAAAAGATGCAAAGAGCGAGGAATTACACCACTATCTGCAACCAATACCATTGCAAAAGGAGTTTTCAACATAGATATTCCTCTTGATTCACGCTTTAATCTAGGAGAATACAATTATATTGCAACAGAGAGAATTAGTGAAGGAATATATAAAATGAAATGTGAAACTGCTGGACCTATTTTTGAACTTGGTCAGTTGATTCCAATTGAATATGTAGACAAATTAGAAACAGCAGAATTGACAGAAATATTGATAAATGGAGAGGATGAAGAATCTGAGGACAGTTTAAGACAAAGATATTATGATAGTTTAAATTCTCAGTCATTTGGTGGAAATATACAGAACTATAAGGATGAAGTTAATAAGATACAAGATGTCGGAGGAGTTAAAGTTTATCCAACTTGGAATGGTGGAGGAACTGTTAAGTTAGTAATAATTAACTCTAATTTTAAAGTACCAAGTGAGGAACTAGTTAATCTAGTACAAGAAGAAATTGACCCAATTGAGCACCAAGGAAAAGGATTAGGTTTAGCACCTATAGGACATAAAGTTACTGTTACAGGAGTCGTGAGTACAACTATAAACATATCAGCAGAGATAACATATAAAAGTGGCTACACTTGGGAGAATATAAAGACTATAGCAGAGGAAGCAATTGACGACTATTTAAATGAGTTAAATATGAGTTGGGAAGATGAAGAAAACTTAATAGTTCGTATATCTCAAATTGAAACTCGTTTGTTAAGTATGATGGAGTATTAGACATTGCAAACACAATAATAAATGATGCCAAATCTAATATAACATTAGATAGTAATAGCATAGTAGTAAGAGGTGAGGTACTTGGATAAAGAGATAAATCTAATAAGTTACTTACCACAAATTCTGCAAGATAAAGAAGAATATATAAAAGCATTTAATGCAGATAACAAAGAAATAAAGATACTACATGATAAATTAGATGATGTCTTAAATGACCAGTTCTTAGAAGATTTGACCATAACTGGTATAAAAAGATGGGAAAAAATAATGTCTATAGTTCCTAAATCAAATGAGAGCCTAGAGGATAGAAGATTTAGGATTTTTAGTAAATATATAAGTAAATTACCTTATTCGGAGAAATTTCTTAGGAATTGGTTAAATAGTATAGTTGGAGAAGGAAACTATGAATTAACTATAAATAATGCTACTTATAATATACATCTTGAAAGTGATGCAAGAAATCAAGATTGGTTTAATGAGGTTCATTCTTTTGTAAGCAGCATCAAACCTTGCAACATGAGTTTTGACTACACTAGAATACTTATAAGTAAAGATAATTATATGAATTTTGGAATAACCACTTTGATGGGTCAAGAAATAACTATATATCCTTGGAGTCCACCAAACATAGAAACGTATGGAGAAATTGATATATTAACAGGAAATGGAGTTGGATACCAAGAAATAACAATATTTTAGGAGGTGATATATTGGCTATAGATAAAAGTTATTACACTATAATTACAAATGTAGGAAAGGCAAAGATAGCAAATGCAAGTGTTACAGGTAACAAAGTAGGGTTTGTAAAAATTCAACTTGGAGATGGTGGAGGAGTGAGTATACTCCTACTGAAAGTCAGACAGAACTTAAAAATGTGGTATGGGAAGGCAACATCGGAAATACAACCACAGATGAAACTGCGCCAAACTGCATAATATTAGAGAGTTTAATACCATCAAATGTAGGTGGGTTTATGATAAGAGAAATAGGATATTTAGATGATGAAAATAATCTAATTGCAATCTCTAAATATAAAGAATGTTATAAACCTTCTATAGAACAAGGAGCAGTTGTTGATATGAAGGTTAAAACTGTGCTTATTGTATCTAATGTAAACAATATAGAACTTAAAATTGACCCAACAATTATATTTGCCACACTCAAAGATATACAGGATTTAGATGCTAAAATAGATGCTGTTGACACTAAAATTGATATAACTAAAACAGAGTTAACAAGTAACATAGAAACTGCTAAGACAGAGATTAACACTAAGATAGGAGATACAACATTACTTGAAACAACAGATAAAACAAATATAGTTAGTGCAATAAATGAGGTAAAAGCTAGCGTAGATAGCATAGAAACAACAGCAGATAAAACAAGTATAAAAGATATAGACAACTTGTTTGCAAGTGACAATGTAGAGGGAGCATTAAAAGAAGTGATGCAAGAAGTAAAAGGGAATAGAACTAATATTATATCTAGTATAAATAATAATTTAATACCAATGTAGAAAGGAAGGTGATTATATGGCGTCAGGTTGGTATGAATGTGTAAGAACAGTTAAAAAAAGAAGAGGTTATCATTCAGAAGCAGATATACATTCTTCTAGTTGTTATCTTAGTGATTCAGAATATTATGGAAGCTATAATTTACGTACTATTAAAGATATATATATATCTGAAACAAAAACTTATTATATTAATTCATATGAGGTATATTTTATATCTGGTACAGGTCAAAAACTTGTTCAAAATGGTTATGTAATGCGACAAAGTACTACAGTCCAATTTGTACCCGACCCTACTATTTCTATAAATAGTGATTTAGGTGTAATTGGAGATGCTTGTAGTATAAATTATAGAATATCAGATAGTGACCCTACTGTAAGATTTAAAATAATTCATAAACTAAATGGTGTTGTTATAGAAGAAAAGGATAATACTACAGATTCAAATTATACCATAAACTTAACAGATGAACATTTATCTGAATTAAGTTTTAATTCAACTAATAATATAACTATTGAACTTAGTACTACTGGTGGTGGTAAATTTTTAGATAAAACAGTTACATTTACAAAAGGCAATACTAAACCAAAATTAAATATATCCTCTTATAATTCAACTACTGCAATATTTACAGCAATAGACACAGATAATAATTTAAGTAAAATAGAGTGGTTCATTGATGATGTATTAAAAGATACATTTACTACAGATTTAACAACAGAGAAAACAATAAACTATGAACTTCCAGACAATGCAATACACACACTTAAAATAGTAGCTACAGATGCAGAGAATGCAATTGTTGAGAAGGTTTTGAGTATAAGCAAAGAAATAATGCCGCTTCAATCTGATGCAACTTTACAAGATATATCATCTAAATTAGTAGAGATTGGAGAAGGGTTTAAGAATGGGAAAACAAGTATTATAAATACTTTAGCACTTAAAAATATAGATGCAAGTTTAAATAATACACTTGTTGAGTTATCAGAGAAAATAAAGACTTCTTTTGATAGTTCAGATGCTAGTGTTGAGGAGTTGCAAAATAGGATAACAGAATTGACTAATCAATTAAGTCAAAGGATTAAATATGCGACAGGTACTTATACTCCGCCAGATGGTTCTCAAAATTCCTTAGTTGTTCCAACTAATTTAAATTTTGTTCCAAAAACTATTTTAATCATGAGTTTTGGTTTAAGTGATGGTTCAAATCCAGCTAAATTTCTTAGTTGTGGTATTAGTATCAATTCTGCAGGTACAAATATTAAATATAACAATGGTTCATATACTCGAATTATTGGTAGTGCTAGTATTAGAGATATTACTGCTGATAGTTTTAAGATTGAAATTGGTAAGGGTGATATGAATGCTGGCGTTGATTTTCCTTTTAAATTTAATAAATTTTCTTTTAGGTGGTATGCGTTAGATATAGAGTTTTTATATAATTAATATAATATGAGGTGATAGAATGAATAGAGGAAATAGAATAATTTACGACCAAACAGGTAATGTATGGATACAAACAGGTGAAGCAGCAGGAGATATATTAGAGCATGATACAATAACAGAATTAAATTATATCGATATTGAATTTGGAAGTATAGACTATGGTAAACAGTATATAGAGTCTATAAATCCAATCACAAAAGAGCCTGTTTTAAAAAATATAGAAGTCATTTTGACAGATGAACAAAAGAGATTAAAAGTATTAGAAGAAGAATTAAGTATGTTAAAAGAAGAAAATAAGAATAGAGATAGTGAGATAGTAAACACAGCATTTGAAGTAGTAAATATGAAATTAAATAACAATATTTAGGAGGAATCAACATGTATAACTTATTAAAATTAATGATAGAACAAAAGAACTATAGTGCTAAAGAGGATTTACAACATAAGATTGATGTATTCTATGCAGTAAACAGGATT